GCGTGCCGGTCTGGGGGTTACCACGGGTAAAACCGTTCTTACCCGCGCCGAACTTATCCTTCTGCGCGGTTTTCGTGTCTATACGATGCATGGATTACTCCGGATATTTAAAAATTACGTAGGTATGCGACGGGCAGAGTTTGTTAAGCACACACTCGACAACGGTGTCACCCCAGATACGCAGTGCGGAATCACAGGGATCGCCACATGTCATCCAGGTGGAGTTGGTGGTGGCTGGCATGTTGACCTGCCAGTAATACCGCCATTCCGGCGCATTCACCGCGTCAGTACAGGCCGATGAGCAGGTGAAAGTGCTTTTGTCGTATCGCGTGATGGTGGCATCTGGTCTGCCCAGGGCAGCAAGCTGTGCAAGATAAAAATCCTCGTTGATGCCGCCCGCCAGGTTAACCTTCGCATCCAGCCGTTGCTGACGCTGGCGAAGGGTCTGCGTTCCCGCCGGAATACATTCATCCGGCAGACCGCACAGACGCTCCCAGCGGTTTATCAGTTCAGTGGTGGTGCGCGGATCCAGCTCCCGCATCAGGGCATCCGCACGCTGATGAACACGGGTTAATGACGGTGCCGCACCGGCAATCGCCGGATCGCTGGCTGACCACACCGGACCGGGCGGCAACAGTGCCGATAACAGGCGGATGTAATCATCGTTTGTCACGTCCATGAAATCGTCCCCAGTACCGCCAGTTCGTTTTTCGCAATGGAGATATTGTCCACCGGTGCAAGCAACTGATGGCTGTATTCCCCGTTCGCACCGGAAATCGCCTCACTGATACGCGATACCTTGAGTTCTCCCTGCGGATAACCATCACGCAGCAGGAACGAACGCAACTCCGCGGTAATGGCAGCCCGTATTTCTGGTGTGTCCGGCGTCACGCGGATATGAAAATCCACCGTATGTGCCACCGGCCTGAACACATACAAATCAGAGCCTGCCACCGGGGCCAGTGGCCCGATATGTTGTCTTGCCGCCGTTTCCGTTGATTCTTCCGGAATGGGATTAATCAGGTCACTGCTGGCAATCATCACACCGACAGTTCCCGTTCCCATCAAGTGACGGTATGTCCATGCGCGGGTAATGCCGGGCACTTCTTTAGCCCAGACGACATAGTCCCCGTCAGCCCCGCCCTGCGGCGTCCAGTAATACCGCTCAATGACGCGGGCGCGCCACGTTTCCAGCTCTTCAGTATCAAATCCGCCTGTCAGGGTGTCAGCCACACCGGAAGACGGCAGACCATTCACCGGCGTGACCAGGATTAATGCCGTACCGTCGTCAGCGTTACCGACCGCACCTGCACTTGAGCAGGCGATCGGCACGCGCAGGACACCACCGGAGCTGGTTGCATCGTCAGTTGTCGTGTACTGCACCAGGTCATCGCGCTGAATAACACTCCCGGCGGTCACCTTCAGGCCATCGCTGACACCTTCCCAGCGCATATACCACACAGCCGGGATCGACGGGCAGCAGTTCAGCCACTTCGCCAAATGCTTTCACTTTGTAGGCGTAAAAGTTTCCCCTCAGGCACAGACAGGTGACCACCAGCTCCCAGAACTCCTGCGGCGTCATATAGCCATTGGGATGCGTGGAGATCAGTTTATGCAGACGTTCGCCGGTGGCTCTCTGCTTCAGGCTGCCGTTCAGGTGATACAGATTGCAGGGCAACATCCCGACCGACTCTGCCAGCACTCTGACGCAGGAAAAAACCGCCGTCAGTCGCATAGCCCGCTGACTGCTGATCTGCTTTCCGGTATAGGTGTCATACGACAGCCCGATGGCATCCGCCAGCTCTGCTGGCGTGGTCACCGGTGCGTCACTTTTTCGTTGAAATAATCCCGAAAAGAACACTATTTACCTCCGCCGACAGACGACTGTGTACGGTCGAGATATCGCGCCACCAGCCACGACCAGAACAGGCACAGCGCCCCGGCAACAACAAAACCCGCCGGGGGATAAATCAGCCAGGCACCATACGCCAGCAAAAGCGCACCCAGCACGCCCACCAGAGGCGCGAGAATCAGCATGATCATAATTACCTCAGTTAAAGCGAGCGGATCCCGTAGGACTCAATGTGATCAGACAGCGTGTCTTCTTTCTCGTACAGCATGGCTCTGCCAACCGCCATAATCAGCGCAACTGCACCATCGATTTTGTTTTCCGCCTGCTCCTTGACGGGCTTCACCACATCATCGTTACCCGGAATGGTTTTGCCGACCACGTTGCCGATACACCAGGTCATGATGGGATTGCCGTCATGATGAAAGCGCCCCGATTCAATCGCCGCTTCCAGCTCTTTCATCGGATCGGACATGTTGGTGTAGTTCTGAATGATGGTGACGGGGTTCAGGTCTTCATCAGCAAGGTCATGTGACAGCCCGGTCGCCCCGAAGGGGTCGATGGGTGACTCACTGACCGGGCTGATTTTGTTCGCCGCTTTGGCCTCTTCGAGGATGTAGCGATAATCCACCTCCGCACCATCGGTAACGGTCAGAACGCCCATTTCCACCCATTTCTGAAAGCGTTCGGCTGTCCGGCGATCTTCATTTTTCTCGACGCTGTACACCGTGTCATACGGTACCCAGAAACGCGGGGCCACACTGTAGTAATGCGTTTTACCGTCAATCTCGCGGGTATAAAGTCGCGCCATGCTGTTCATATCCAGCTTACGCGCCAGGTCAAAGGCCAGAATGCACGGCTGCCCCTCGAACTGCTCAAGGGTCAGTGATTTATCCTCGCAGCTCTGCCAGCTCACCAGGTTGAAATACGCCGAACGCGCCGACGCCCAGATATTGAGGTGTTTTGTTTTAAAGACGTTTGCCAGACGGGCGTTATTTTTCGCACGCTGCTGCTGACTTAACAAAAATTCGCGATAAACCGACACGCCAATATTTGGATTGGCTTTTTCCAGCACCTGCGGGTCGGTCCAGTCGTCACCTTCATCAACGGTATAGATGATCCCGAACAGTTCATCGTTTGGCACCGAGCCGTTGAGCATCTCGATGACTTCCCGCCGTTTGTCGTAGCACGGCCCCTCAATGTTGTACCCGGCGGTGGTAATGGCCCACATCAGTGGCTGGCGTCGCGCCCCCATCCCGGTAAGCATCGTGGTGTAAAGCGCATCTGTGGCGTGCTCGTGATATTCATCCACCACGGCACAGTGGGGTGATGAACCATCACCCTGGCGACGCGCCTTACGCGTTAACCAGCCTTCTGCTTCCAGCCGTGCGATAGCCGTTCTGACGGTACTCATCCCCGCGCCAATCTGACGGGCAATGGTTTCAATTGATGGCCAGCACACACCTTCGTCATTACTGAAATCAGCCAGGCGGGCCATAATTGCCACGCTGGATAACTTCATGCCTGATGCAGCGCAACCATCCCATACATAGCCGGTTAATTTAGTGCTCATGACCGACCTCTATTTCCCTGAATTTACGACGAAACTGTTCGAGCGGGCTGAAGCATTCATGCTCATAACCTTCGCGGAGGTAGATAACCCGTTGTGTTTCCGGCTCCCAACGAATGACTCTGACGGGCACTCCGTAGTGATCTTTGAACCAGCGGTTAACTTGTCGCAAAGGACTGTCTCCTTCTGCCGGTTGAAATCACCCACAGCCCACTCTGCAAAGCTGTGGGTTACAATTTCCCTGTCACCTGGTACATTCACTGCATAGCACTCTTCCACCTTCGCTTTTCCACCCGGTACAGGAAGCGCAATCAGTTGCGAGCGACGGTAGTGTGTTGTTAAACTGTTCATGCGTTAGTTTCTCCACAACCAGAAGCAATCGACGCCACGACGCCCGGAGCTGCACACTCGCGGGCGTCATTACTTTCTGAAATGCAAAAAATTTTGTAGACAAGTGCTGCATGCTCCTGCAGCTTCGAAATTGAGAGATACAGCTCGTCGTTAATTGCTGTCTTCTCATGCGGTTCCACTACACCGTCTTCGATTGCTGAACGAATCTGTTTTGAATAACTGCCGATCTGTTCAATGACTTCCAGCAGACGCTGGTTAATATCGGCGTTGTCCACATCCTCGACGTCAGGAAGAGACACAAAGACGCCATTTGCAGACTGCGCCACAGCATCAGCAATGAAGTGAGTGCCACCAGCACGCTGTAAAACCATTGCCCATCCCAGCGGGAAAATCTGATCGCCATCTGCACGAAGGCGGTTGAATAAAGCGTTTTCTGTTACATCGAGCCAGTCAGCCGCTTCAGCGTAACCACTCGGCAACGCCGCGATAGTTTTTCTGACAGCTTTCACGTACCACTCA